CAAGCTGCACAGGCTCAAGCTATGCCACAACAATTAGCAGGTCAGGAAAGTGCTGTTCAAGCCTTGAATACTGCAAGAGGAGATATTTAATGTCAGATGAAGTAACCCCAGTAGTAACACCTACAGCACCAGTAGCACCTACAGTAACCGTAGCCCCAGTAGTAGAAACTCCTACTGCACCTACTACAGTAACCGTTGTTAAGGAAGCACCTGTTTATACAGGTAGTTCCCCTATTGAAACTGCTGTTAATGTATTTACTCAATCTGTAGGTATTGATTCTACAGTATTCCAAAATGCTTTAGTTAATGCTTTAAATTATGGTGATGCTAATCTTATTGATTACGCTGCACTCACTCAAGGCTTAGACTCTGAGAAAGCAGCACAGGCTAAAGCGTTAGCACAATCATTATTCGCAGATACACAAGCACGACAGGCTACTGCTGTACAGCAAGCACAGAGTACAGTTTACAATTTAGCAGGTGGTGAAGCTAACTGGAAAGTAGCAAGTGATGCTTTTAATACAAGCGCACCTGATTACTTAAAAGTTGCAGTGGCTCAATTACTAGAAAGTAATAACGTACAACATGCAGCACAGTTAGTGCTAGATACAGTGAGAAACTCAGGTATGGTTAATACACAACAAGGCGTACCTCAAGTACAAGGCGGTACAGGTGCAGTTCAGCAAGGGATTTCTCAAGCTGAGTACTTCGCTGAAATCCATAAGTTGAATAAAGAGACGGGTAATCGCTCGTATGCTCAAGGTTCATCTGCTCAACGTTTAAATCAATTAAATGCACAACGCGCTTTAGGTCGTCAACAAGGTCTATAAGCCTTGTTGTACACTGAACTTAATACCCTTTAAAGGAGACTATCATGCCACAAGGTACTACTTATCAACCAAATACTACCCGTGTACATATGGGTGGTGCTGCAAGCGCTATTGATCAACACTTAGAACTTTATACAGGTTTTGTTGACTCACAGTTCCAATACACACAAATCTTTGCAAGTATGTCTGCTCAACGCACTACAGAAGATCGTACTAACAACATCCGTATTGATCGACTTAATACCTCTGTGGTTAAAGGTCGTAAGGCAGGTGAAGCGATTGAATCTCAACGTGTGACATCTGATAAACTCAACATCATCGTTGAGTGTATGATGTACATCCGTAACCCTATTGATGAAATGGACGACTGGACTTCTCCCGACTTCCTTACTGATATTGCACGTAACAACGGTACTCAGTTCGGTTTGGCATACGATGAAGCACATATCATCCGTTTACAGAAAGCCCGTTCTTGGGTAGCACCTGCTCACTTGAAACCTGCGTTCAGTGATGGTATTGAAGTACCTGTTACTTTGTTAGCTGCTCCTGTAACGACTGCGGACTTACAAGCCAATGCTTCTGCTCTTGTAGTTGCTCACCAAAAAGCTGTGAATGCTTTGATCAAACGCCGTGTACCTTTGACTGATGTTGTAACTTTGGTTACTACTGACGTGTTCACTACTCTCATTAACCATGAGAAGTTGATCAACAAAGACTACGTAGCTGATAATGGTGACTTTGCAGGTCGTCGTTTAGTTAAAGTCAATGGTGTTGATATTGTGGAATCAATTGCATTCCCTACTGCACCTATTACTAACCACATCCTTTCTACATCTACTAACAGTAACGCATTCAACGCTACTGCTGCGGATATTAAAGGTGAAATGATCTTGTTCTCTAAAGGTCTTTCTTTGGTTACTGTGACTGCTAAAGGCTTCCATTCTAAGTTTTGGGAAGATCATGCTGAGATGTGTAACGTTCTTGACTGCCGTTCTATGTTCACTGTAGATACTCGCCGTCCTGATACTGTTGCTGTCGTTACAGTTACTCGCGCTTAATTTTGACATGACCTCCTTAACGGGAGGTTTTTTTTGCTTGGAGAATAATTATGGCTTTATTATGTGACCCTATTGTGTCTGCTGCTATTACAGGTATCCCTTTAGAAGTGGGTGCTAAAGCGTTTGAAAGTGCTACTCAGAACTCTGATCGTGTGACTGCATTAGAAGCACAGATTGCAACCTTAACTGCTTTACTAGCGGCTAAGGTAGAAACACCAGTTGAAGTGCCTACAGAAGTACCTGTAGCATCTAAGGC